GTGACGGACGACACAGCCGGTCGGCTTGACGGGGTCGGCTCCTCGCGGTACCATGGAGACATGGAGAAAGAAAGGAGCCGACCCCATGACACAGACCACGACACTCAACGAGACGCAACTCATTATCTTCGTCCTCTTCATCGGCGCCATTGCACACCTCATCGCCTACCAAATCTGGGCGACAAGAGGCGACCGAGGAATTGAGAACTACGACACGCGCATCAGGCCCTTCATGTGGACCGTCTGGGCCTGGCCGTTCCACTATGGGGTGTTCGCCTGTCTGCTGATCGACTACTTGTGGGGTAACAAAGCGAAGGAAAGGAAATACTATGAATATCTGGGTCGTTATTATGCTTCTGGCATGGGCTACGGCTATAGCGCTGCTGGATTGGCAGCTCCGCAAATCGGCGAAGAAGCTGAACGAGGCGATACAGGAAGCGAGGCGCATTACTATTACCACCCGGCCTCCAGGTCATTCGTCGACGGCGGGTACTGGGGCTACGCACAGCAGTACCACGGGCTCTGAGAGCAGGGACAGTAAATGACGACGCTGTTAGCTATCGATCCCTGCGGGGTCGGGGGTACCACCGGTATCGTCCTCCTCAGCTACGAAGAGGACAAGCCGGCCAGGCTCCTCAACTCGTGGAACCCCGGAACTGAGGAGACCTACGACTGGTTCTACAAGAGAATGTTCGACCGCATGGTACAGCCGGATGTTGTGGTGTGCGAGAAGTACGTTAACCGCAACATCCCCGGAGCCGACATCAACCCGGTTCGCGTCGAGGGTGCCGTCCACGTTTTCGGCCGATTCCTCGGGAAGAAGATCCAGTGGCGCACACCACAACAGCGGCTATTCGTCCGTGACGAGAACCTCCGCAAGCTCGGTCTCCTATTCGAGAAGGTCGAGGATCATCACCATGACCGCCGGGAGGCCGCGCGCCACGCCGTCGCCTACCTGGTGGAGCGAGCACACCACAAGCCGACGTACGAGAAAGGATGGAAGTAATGATTAAGAAATGGAACACCGCGAGGTGGATCAGGAAATACTGCTACGACAACGAGGCGCTGCACGTCGAAGACTGCTTCGAGCTGGCTGTGCGCCTAGGTAAGGCCGGCATCGGCCCGGTCTTCGAGTGGGATGCCGATGACCCGTTCTCGTCGCATCCTTGGAATGGACAAGGCAATGGATCGCACAGGTTCGTCGACGTGCTGTTCAACATCATAGGACCGAGTTGGCTGTACACGCCGAACACAGACATCCACCGGTGGTGGAGACGCTATAAGGCAGGTGAGTAGGAAAAAGCCCCCGCGCAATGCGGGGGCTTTTTCTATATGTCAAGCAGGTTGGTTACCCGAGCGCTACCCAGCTGACGTGGACGTTCGAGTCAACGGCCCATTTCCAGTTACAGGCGGTGGCAACGCCGAACTGCTTCTTATCCACGGGGAACCCGATGATACTGTGTGTGATGGCGTCCGTGACCTGGCACAGTAGCGAACGAGGGATACGGTCGAGCTCTTCAGGGAAGGGCACAGTGAACGACTTTATATTGTATAGCTCCCACCGTTGGTATCCGGTCTCGAACACCCCGGCTGCTAGGACCGCCATCTGCGCGCTGAAGTAAGTGAAACCCGAACCGTCATGCTGAAGCTGGATACGATCGTTCAGAATGTTGAAGACGATAGGCTCGTCGGCCGTTCCCTCCACACCCTGGCGCTTTAGCTCTTCAACCTTGTTTTGTGCGTCCCACCGCGTCTTCACCGGGTAGATGACCTGCTTACGCAGCTTACCCACCACGTTGGACACGGACGACGATATCGTGTTGAACAAACCCTGAAGGGGTTTGACTGGGTCGGTGCCCTCGATGTGCGCAATCCCATTGCTGTCGGTTGTAGCCATTTTACCTCTCTTTATGTGTTAGGCTGGTTGGACTCCAGTACCAGTATAGTGCCGTTGAAGTAGTTGTACTCATCCTTTTCCGGGTTGTGCGTCAACCTGTTCTCCCCGATAAGGCGGAAGACCACCTGTGTAACGCGCGGCACCGTCAGATTGTAGAATGCGTAGAGGTCGTAGTATCCAGCATTAATCTCACCATTGAACATCCCCGGCATTTGAGAGATGTAGTATTCTTCATACTTTGTCTGCGTTCCGCCCGGGGGTGTCCAAGCGGTTTGGAGCACCAACTGCATCTTCGACCGGAATGCATCCGACGTGCCCTTATTCACGTAACGACCACTGCCGAAGAAGAGGAAGTTCAAATAACCCCTCCCGTTCTCGGGGTAGTTCATTATACTCTCGGACATCATTACATTATCAGAATTGGGGCCAAGCATACGCAAATCGCCTGTGAGAGTACGGAAAGACAGCTTGTTATTGGTGTTGTCCAGATTCGACATCAGACCGTTTAGGGAGTTGCGCACACTGCCGATCCCCATGTTGTTGAGACCAGCGTTGATGGAGGATATCTCGTCCTGCACCCATGCGCCCCACGTGTCGCCGGCGCCGAGGTTCTTGTTAGGTATCATTCCGGCTTGTACTCCTTGTGCGGTTGGTTGAACTGGAACACGTTGTAGATCGTCTTCGGTATCTTGGCCTCGTAATCGGCTAACGAAACACCTGTATCGATATTATTGGAGAACTCGTCGCAGGTGATCCGCGACGTGGCCGTCACCGTGATCTCTTGGTTGTTCATATCGACGTGAGTCGTCATGAATCGGTCACCACCGTAATCGAAGGCCGATCCGGAGGTGAGGAACAAGTCGTTACCGGTGGTAGACGGTGTGCGCGACTCTAGGTTGGGAGATGTGAGTGTGATCGTCGGGATCGACCCCGACTTCTCCCACACGGCCCGGAGGCTGTTGTCAATCGCCAGAGACGGAGTGTTGATCAACGGGTTATTTATTTGCTCCTCATCAGATCCGAGAGAAGACGATCCCGTGTGCGTGACATACGTGTCCTCCGGGCCCATCACCAGTCCTGTGCCGCGGAAACGCAGTGAATTGTAGTAGTTGGACGGCCCCGAGGACGCGGCGATGCGGAACGGCGAGTAGTCGGACGTCACCATGCCGCGAACAGTCACGATGATCTGGTTGTGGTTCTTCGGGTCGAGGCGCACAGACAAGCTGCCGCCCTGCCCCAGCCACTGGGACGCCGTGATCGGAAGCCCGTCATTGCCCGACACGCAGTATGCCGTGTACTCCAGGCCGGACGTGTCCTTCGCTGGGATGTAGTCTTTGCACTGCGTCACCCACGGCGTCATAGCCTCGATTACGTAAGCGTCGAGCGTGATCGTCTGCTCCACGGTCTTCCGGGCGTCCACCTGGATGATCGTGTCTCTCGCCTCTTTGCTCAACGGCAAATACTCGTTGTACGCGTAACGCATAGGCCGGTATGTCGTTTTCACGGTCTTAGTGGACTGTGCGAGATCCACGCTGTAACTCATGCCCGTCACGTTGTTCATGTGTTCCTTTAGGAAGTTATTGTCACGGAGGAACAACAGGTTTGAGTTCTGACGGAGCATATACACGTTATGTACTGCACACAGAGTGTTCAAATAATCCCATACGTTGAACGACCCCCCAGGCGCCATAATAATCGGATTGTACTGTTCGGACTTGATGAAGCCGTCCACGTACACCTTGTCGTAATCGCACAGCTTGAACAGCTCGACGACAACGTTCCGGAAATTATTGTACTGCGTGGGGACGACCTTCACCTGCTTGAGCTTATAACACAAGTCGTCGACGGTCACGGTGTTCGTCGAGTAGTTAGATGTGAACGTTCGCACATCCCCCCGGAACTCGTACACGCTCGACACAGGATGCTTGTTCGTCCACGTCGTCGACACGTCCGCCGGCTTGAAAAACCTGTCAGTCAACGTCATCACAGGGTAGCCCTTAGTGCCACCAGGTACGCTGTACGACATGCGGTCCCACTGTGCGGAGAAGTTCTCCAGCGAGCGGTCGGTCCTATACTCGAAAGGCTCGGGTGCGATACTCACAGCAACACCTTCTCAGTGAACGAAGCCGTCACAGCCACCTCGTAACCGTCGATAGCCGCACTGTACTCCTGTATCGAATAAGGCTCCTTCTGCTGCAACGCACCATAACCCATACCAGGCAGGAACGGGCCGTGGTTATCCGGAACGTCGTTGATCGTCTTCACGCGATCTGCAGGGTAGGCCCTCAAACAAATACTGGATATCCGAGAGCTCGCCCACATTTGAAGCTCGCCCCACGGGTTGTTGATGTTGTTCGCCGGAACCATCGTTGTCACGTAACGGCCGTCGAATTCGCTGACAGCCGTGACAGCCGTTTCGTTGATCTGCACTGTCCCATCCCCACGACATCCAGCCCACAGGTTATAGCCCTCCGGCCAATGTATCTTCTGACCGATCTGCCATATCCACGCCGGGTTCCACGACCTCGCCGGTGCCCCATTATAGGTACCTGGTGTCGGCACGTTGGGGATATCGTCCGTGAAAACCGTGGCGTTAGGCGTGTAGTGAGACATGAAAAGCGGCAGGAGGTTCGTCTTCATCGCCAACGGGTCCACGTAGTAAAGCAGCTCGCTCGTGGACAGAAGATACAGCAGGGCCGCGTGCTCCGCCACCGTGTTGGCCGCCCACGTGAGCGTGAACTCCCTGTGCGTCAAAGCAGACCGTTTGGCGAAACCGTCACCCCGCAGCGTCGTGGCATTATAGTTGAAACCCACGCTGTTGCTCTGGAAGTTCGCTACGGGCGCGTCGATCCAGCGCATGTCGTTCAACGTGCCGAACCACACTTTGGGTCTTTTAGGCATTCCTATGCTCCTCTCCTCGATGCCATGGCATTAGAGCCGTTGACCATCCCCACTATAGCATTGCCGTCTATCACCGTCGGCTTGTTGACAGCGCTCACCAGGATATGCCTGTCCGTACCAGACAGCTCGACGAGTATCGGTCCACCCCCGAACCCGCCGCCTGCAGCACCCGACGACGCAGCCGAGGCGCCTGAAGCCGCAGCCCTGCCGGAGTTGACGGCCTCCAGGAAGCCATATCCGACGGTTTGTGCGGCTTGACGGTTGATGACGAACTCGCCGGGGGTCAACATGGCTGGCACCGTATCGGTAGACTGCTTACTACTGTTATAGGTGGTGCTTCCAACCAGGCCACCGGTTGAGAAACCCCAAACAGACCGAAGACCTGCCGCGAAACCACCGAAGGATATTCCCTGAAGCTCCCAAAGGCGATTACGCAAATTAGCGGCGTCCGTTGCCGCTTGGTTGAACGAGAATCCGGCCTGCTGTGCGCTGCTGATGATGTTGCTGAAAGCGCCATATCCAGCCTCCCGGATCCCGTTGATCGTATAGGTCATCCAGTTCGCCTTATCACCAGCTACGTTCAACGAATAAGCAGACCCGTGAGCCTGTTGCCCCATGTTGTTCATCCCATGTGCGGCTGTGTTGGCCGAGCCTGCGGCCTTCCACATCTCCGCGCCGATGTTACCTGTGATCTGCCCGAGCTGCTGGAACGTCACGGCCGCCTGTTCGGCAGCCCCGCCGACGCCTCCACCGCCCAGCGCGCCGCCCAGACCGGAAGCGTCATTCCCGGTGTTGTTCAGAGCGTGGCCTAGCTTATCGGCGGAGTCCCTGTTGTCGTCCATCGAATGCTGCGACTTGCGGTTCTTCGCCTCCAAGTCGGAGAGGGCCCGCAGTGCCGGGTCAGCATTTACGCCCACCGTGAAGTTACGCGGCACACCGTTGATCACCTTCGACAGGTCTGTGAACGTCGCCGCGTACCTCTCGGTCTCCGCACGGGAGTAGCCCATCGAGGTCATGTTGTTGATGAACTCCGCACGCAGGGCAGAAGCGTAAGCCAACACCTGCTGCTGGCTGGCTCCGGTGTTGGCGTAAGCCAGGATCTGCTTCTGGTAGGCCTCGACGAGCGACAGCACATTGCCGCGCTGCTCCCTCGCCGCATCCGAGAAACCCACAAGGTCGCGCCGGGCTTTCGCCTGTGCGTCGGAGAGCTTCTGCATCGCCTCGTATAGCTTCTGGTAGTTGCCGGCCTGGTCGCCCTCGGCGTTCTTACGGTCGGTGCGGTTCTTCTGCTGGGCTGCGGCGTTCTTCTGCAGCTCGGCCCGAATGTCGTCGGCTCGCAGCGTGTCGCCGTAGTCGACAGCCACTTTCAACTGGAAGGTCAGTTTGTTACGATCCGACTGAAGTTTCGACAGCTCGGCATCCAGCTCGGCGATCTTATTCCGAGTGTCCTCGATCGACTTGTTGGCGTCGCCGATCTCCTTGTTCGCCGACTGCGCGTCCTTCGCCGCGGACTCAAAATAGGATTTGATCGTCTTGAACGATTTCGCCGTCTCGTCCAGAGACTTCGGGAACTCCCAGCGGAAGTGGAATGCGGCGTTCGCTACGGACGACAGCTCGCTGATGTAGTCGGTGAAGGTCTTGATCTCCTTCGCCGCTTCTTTGATCTTCTTGCCTGCCTTCTTCGCACGATCACCGAGTTTCCTCGTCCTATGCCGAGCCTTCTTCGCATGCTTCGCAGCGTTCCGGGCGCCCCTCGCGAAACCCTGGTCGAGTGCCTTCCCGAGGTCCTTGATCGATGGCAGTGCAGCCGTAGACGATTTGCCTAGGCCCTGAAGTGAAGCAGACGCCTCCTTCGAGAAGTCCTTGCCTGTGGCGATACCAGCGGCGATCATGCCGATCGCCTGGCCCGCCTTCTGCGCGAGCGCAGCAGCCTTCGTTATCTGGTTAGCCGACTGGGTTGCCTTGTTGGCTACGGCGTGAAGCCTCTGCTCCACCCGCTCAAGAACCTGCACAGAGCCGACGCCGTGGCTGCGCAGCAGTTGCATGATCTGCTGGATGTATGCGTTCATCACCCCGGCGTCGCCGCCAGACGCTTCAGCAGCTTGGCGCACAACAGCATAGAGAGCCTTCAGGTTAGCCCGGCCAGCCTCCGAAAACTCATCGAAGTTCATGCCGTTCTTGTACAGGCTTTCGCCCAGGTTGGCGACGGCATCCTCCAGGTTGACGAACGCCTCATCGCCGGACAAAGCAGAGTCGACGACTTTCTTGAGCTCCTTGGCCGCCTTATCGGCCTTCTCGCCCATCTCATCCATCTCGTCTCCGGCGTCTGCCGCGTCGCCTTTCAGGCCCTTCAGAGTTTGCGATGCCAGGTCGGACTCGTTGCGCACACCATCAAAGGCTTTGTGTGCGTTGTCGTCGATCTTCTGCAGCGTCTCGATGATGGCCTTGCCGTCGATGAAGTTGATCTTCCCGGACGCTATCATCTCCTGAATCTTGGCTTTGAAGGAGTCGATGTACTGGCTGGACCTCTGGGTGCTGCGCTCGATGTCGTCGGCCAGGAATCCGAACCCCTTGTTCCGGAACTCTTCAGCCATCTTCTTCTGAGAGTCGGTCATCTCCGAGTTGCCCTGCGTTACGAGCTTCGAGTACTCTTGCACGGAGAAGCCCAGCTGTCGAAGCGTCCCCAGTTGGTCGTCGGCGAACTGCTTGAAGCCCGTGTTGCCGGCGATCTGCTCCGCCATCTTCTTCAGCGAGTTCTCGCCGATAGCATACGTCTGCTTGTCTATCTCCTCCGTGGACTGCCCGGTCTTCTGTGCGAGAAGCTCTTGCGCCTGGGCCATCGCCTTCGTCTGGGCGTTCGCGTCGGCAGTGGAGAACAGCTGCGAGGACACGGACTCTCCGGCCTTGTTGGTTGCTTTCGCAAACACGTAGGCGGCGCTACCGCCCTCCTGGAAAGCCTTCGTGTCCTGCATCACAGACTGCGCGAGGTCGGCTTGTGCCTGCTCCAGGGCTTTCGCCTCCGCCCGGGCTTGTTCGGAGCGGCGAGTCCAACCCTCGGTGAGTTTAGACAAACCCGTGAAGAACAGGGAGATGCCTGCCCCCGCGGCGAGACCCTTGAAGGCGCTCATAAGACCTGATGTGGCCTTGGCAGCATTCCCGATCGAACCCGCCGCGTCAGCTGCGCCACCCGACGCAGCCCCGGCAGCGGACCGAGACGCCGCCGCCTGGCCGGCGGCCCGCTGAGACGCGGCAGCCGACTGGGCGGCGCCAGCGTTCTTATAGAGGGCGCCCGTCTGCTCGTTGACGGACACCGTGGACAGCTTATAAAGTTTAACCGTCTCAGCGAGTGCGGACAGGAGGGAGCGGATCGACGTGATCGGGTGCTGCATCGCGATGCCCATCGACCGCTGCGCCGTCGTCAACGCGTAGGCTCCGCCGAGCACAAGGGCCTGCTTCGCATAGTAGCCGGCCAGGATACCTCCGGCTGTCAGGAAGGCGCCGGCCAGTTTGGCGATCCACTGTGCGGCGGGGTTCTGCACAAGGTTTGCGAGGACTTGAACGAGACCTGTGAGGGACCCTAGCATGTCTCCGATGCCGGAGTTCGTAGACCTACCGATTTCGGCCTTCAGATTCGACCAGGCATTCTTCAACATCTCCAGCTTGCCGGCCGTGGTGGATGCTATCTGGTTGTACTGATCATTGAGCGTCTTCGAGTCGTTGTATCCCGATTCGGCGTCGCGCATCGTCTGTTCAAGTGTCTTGTGCGCCTCGGCTAGACGGAGGATCGTCGGGACGTCACGGGATGCTTTGATGCCCAGGTCTTTGAGTACACCGATAGCGCCCTGCCCCTGGTTCTTCAGCCCGGCGATGAACTTGACGAAGATGTCAGAGAACTTCGACGTGCCCCATGCGGACTGGACCTCCTGTGCGGAAACCCCGGCCACCTTCGCGAACAGGTTGAGTTCGTCTCCGCCGCCTCGGATGGCCTTCTGCATCTGGGTGAACATACGCGTAACGACACCACGCGAAAGCTCGGGTGCCACGCCGATCGATGCCAACGCACCGGACAAGCCGACCACCTGATATTCGGTGAGGCCGGCGAACTTGCCCATAGCGGAGATCTGCGTCGATGTGTTGGCGATCTGCGACTCGGTTGCAGCAGAGTTGACTCCAACCTTCAGGATAGAAGAGGCGATGTTGTCGAAGTTCTGGCCGGTCGTGCCCATGATCGTCTGGAAGCGCGCGATCGTCTCACCCGACTTGTCGAGCGAAAGGTCGGTAGTCGCTGAGAGCTTAGCGACCGTCTCGGTGAAGTCTGTGATGGACTCTTTAGCGACGCCCAACTGACCGCCGAGTGCTGCGATGTTCGACAGGTCCTTGAAGTTCGTGGTCGTCACCGAGGCGGCCATCTGCTCCAGTTTGCCGCGTAGCTCATCCGCCGACTTGCCAGCGATGTCGTTGGTCCGCTTCACCTGTGCGAAGGCCGACTCGTACTCCATCGACTCTTTGACGACCGTGGAGAAGGCGCCGAAGGCGGTCTTCGAGATGTTCTGCATAACGGCGGCCACGTCATAGAGGGCGTAGCGCATATTGGAGATGCGAGACTTCGCCTCTTCTGCCGCACGACCGGCTCGGTCGAAGCCCTCCCCGGCCTCCCTGCCGCCACGCCCGGCGCCGTCCAGGCCTTTGCCGATGTCGGCGCCGACGACCTTGCCTTTGATGTTGTCGAGGGCTTGTGCGATAGTGTTGATGGATTCCGCAGCCTCGTGGAGTTCAGACGTGCCCTGCACGTTGAACTCGATAGTCTGCTTAATATCAGGCATCACTCACTCCTGTTGTAGTAGTCCATCCTCGTGGGCAGGTCTCGCTCCGCATAGTCTGGCATGTACGGTGTCATCACAGTGTCCTTGCCCCATTTCTGCTTCTCCTCATAGGGAGGCGGGTCGGTGGCGCGGTGTGTGCTGGTCCAATCATGCATCATCCTTGCTTTAGTAGCATAGCACGTTCTGTCTTCCGCACGCCATGCTATATCAGGATCTGTCGAATGACACAACCAGATAGGATTACCACACCTTTGGCACGTCTCGTCCTTAACCGTCTTGTAAGCCAACACAAGCTTATAATCCAACTCCGTCCAATGCCCGAAAGGGTCGGGCTGGTTATAGATAACGGCGGTGGGCCTCATGTGCAGGTCCACCGCCGTCCTAACCATCGATAGAGCGCCGCTCCCCCCTTTGTCTTGGAGGGCGTCTATCAGAAATCCACCGTCACCGCATTGTCGTAGTCGGCGGAAGCTCCGAGGAGGTTCATCGCCGCCACGAGCAGGCCCAGATACTGTTCGCCGGGCAGAGCGTTCAGGATCTTACGGATCTCTTCGGAGTTGAATTTCCTTTCATCCACGTTGCCTTCGGCGTCTTCGATCTTGTACAGCGTCTTCGACAGGAGAGCCAGATAGGCCTCCGACACGCGCTTCGTCTTGTTCTTCGTCTTGTCCGCGCTCTCGATGCCGATCATCAGCTCTTCGCGCACATCGGCAGTCACCGACTGGAGGTGGAACGTCAGCTTCGAAGCGTCACGCCTCTTCACCGCTTCTTTAATCTCGTCGGCGTCGGCCTGCTCTTTGATTAGCCGCTCCACATCCTGCACTGCCTCAGCGTCCAGGTACACGACCTTCTTAGCCTTCGGCGCGTTCGAACGGGACAGGACCTCAAAAATGTCCATGGTTTGAATTCCTCTCTACTAGGCGTTAGGGTAACGTCATAAACAAGAATAGCACAGGGCGGAGAGGAGACGCCCTGTGCTATTCAGACCGGGGGTGTGCGCGTTACGCCACCGTCACCTTGACGGTCACATTTGCACAAGCAGGATGGCTGACGATGACATCAGCACTACCCGTCTTCAAGCCAGTCACCACGCCGAGCGGGCTGACTGTAACCGTAGACGTGTCCTTCGACAGGTAGGAGCACACAGAACGCGCCTGGTGGCCGTGGATCTTCGGCAGGATCGGCCGGTGTTCGTTCAAGGAGATCGTGAGCGCCTCCGTGTCGGTGATCGCCGTCGTGCTGTCCTTGAAGATTCCGTTGACAGCCAACTGACCCTGCTGCAGGAACGACACCGTGTACCGGGTCGGGTTGTCACCCTCAAGCGTGTTCTTGTACGTGGACTCGATCATGAGGAACGCGCAGTACCACTGGCCAGCCGCGATAGGGTCACGGCCCTTCAGGACACCGCGCACAACCAGCACCAGGTCGACGCGGGTTTTCTTGAACATGTTCCACGCCTTCGCGTAGATGCTGTTCACGTCATCGGGGTTCGTCGGGTAGTACATCGTGAGCGAGCCCTCGTACTGTGCGGCGCCGCGAGAAGACGAACCCGCGGCGTCGAGCAGCGACAGGGACGACTGCTCCTTCGATGCCTTAGCAGCCGGGATAGTCGTATCGTCCCAGTTGATGGCGTCGCCGATAGCCACCGCAGAGTTCATTTCCTCTACGGTGATACAGTTGATGTCCTTCACGGACGCCTTGGGCAGAACCCAGACGTTGACGTGCTCGTTAGAGAGTACTTTCTTATCCATTATGCGGCCACCTTCTCGTTGAGGACGAACGCGCCGTTCTGCAGGAAGTTCGGCTCGTACTTAATGAAGCCGTTCGACTCATACCCGTCGACGGGGTAGTCGGTCTGGAAGCGGTAGATGCTGAACACATCCCCCACTTCGAACGGCTTGTTCGGGCGCTTGCCGATACGCTCTACGATGAACAGCGTGATGTCAGGTTTCATCGTAATGTCCCTGATCATGTTGAACACACCCTGGTCGTCCACGCTTTCATCTCGGAGAGCGGTGAACTTGCCCTCGTACTTAGCGAGGGTCGGGTTCTCTACCTCGGAGATATCGCAGATCGTCCGGGTCGTGTCGGTGTCCGGGTCGGTCTCGCCGAGCGAGTATCCGTCCAGGATCGCACACGACACATTGAACACCAGGTTGCGCGGATTGTCGGTCGCGCTGAACTGTGCGTTGAGTTCCGCCGCCGTAGGATGCTGCCAGTCAGCGAATGCCTCAGGAGCGGCGAAGAGAATAGTCACGTTGCCGCGAAGCATGCGAACTTCGTTAGCCACTGTGCTTCCCCCTTTTCTCGTTGTTGTCGTCAATAAAGCAGTCGCTACAAGGCTCTTCCTCGGTTACCGGCACGAGCGTACCGAAAAACTGAGCGAAGTCATCCGGATACGTTCCTACGTCCCCGGTGTTCATGTCTTTGTAGAGGCCCATATACACCATCCTATCAAATGCGATTTTTGAGGTTCGTGATAAAGGAGCAGTACAGCTCATATCCGCACTGCACCACTTTGTGGTTCGTCCCGGCATAGTTCAAGCCCTGACCGCCGTGCACGGTGATGCCTCCGCTGTTGTCAGGCTCGAAACCGACCAGCCCCCACAGGATCCTCTCTCCTATTTCCCGTGCATGCTGTGCGGTTAGGGCTCGCACATGGCACAGGAAGAATACCCTGTAGCCGTCGTTCAGCTGGGAGACGATGCTCGTCGCCTGACTGATGTGCGACGGTGTGCCGAACACGACTGCGATATACGGCATCTTCTGACCTTCATCGAAGTCAGGCAGGGCCACTTCTTCGCACACGCGATTGGCCGGCACCTCGGAGAGCTCACGGACCTTAGCCATAACGTCATCGATGTACTTGGCCATGCGTCATCGGCCCCACTTCCAGATGCGACGGGTCTCGGTGTAGACCTCTTTACTGGTCTTCTCAGCGAGCTTCACCTGCTTCTCCACCTTCTCCAGGGCTTTCATGCCCCACACTCTATCATCGCCGTACTCCTGACCGAGGATATAGTCGTGGTCCCAGCCGCCGTCGAACTTGTTAGAACCTTCGATCCACCCGTACTCGACGGTGACGTTGTCCGGGACGATAACGCTCACGCTGTCGTGCATGTGCCCCGTCCAGATACGGCCAATCTTGCCGGGCACAAGGGCAGACGGAGTCTTCTCAATCGTGTCCTGCAGCGCTGGCGGGATCTCCTCCGACAGCTTGTCGATGACGTTCGCGAACAGGTCGTACTCCCTGAAGTCCTGGACGCGCTTAGCGTACTTCGTGAACTTGTTCGCCCCGATCTTCGTGCGGATCTTCACGACTACGCCTCCGCCTTGTTCATCGGCGTATTGCAGATGATCGTCCGTTCGAACGACTGTGAGGCATCCACCAAGGACGCCACCGTCATCAGGTAGCCCACCATGTGCGGTGTATCTTGGGTCTTTACGACTTTGATACGTGCAGCCATCGGGATGTTCAGCGACATCGTCGATCGTGGAAGCTGAACTCGTACGCGGTTAGTCGTCTGGGGAGCGATCTGGTCGTTCGCTACCTCAGGTTGGCGTATCGGCTGTATACGCGCTTTCCCAGAATATAGGACTGCGCCATAATCATAGTTGTCAGTCTTAGCGTCGTATTTGATGTTCTTGCCATCATAGATAGTCACCTCGTCGACCATATAGCGTTCAACACGTTTAGCCGCCATCGCCAGGCGGCCCTCAGCTATACCGGCCAAGGAACTCCCTCGCTCTCTCGAACACGTCGTCGCCCCTCATCGGGACAAGCACAAGCCCCTCGCCGTTCTCCAAGGCGTCCCCCTGTGCGTCGTACTTGTCAGCCAGGGCGAGCAGGGCGTCGATGTTCTTGTCGCCGCCCGACAGCGTGAAGTCGTCCGCTTTGACGTTCTCGACTCCGCCCTCCGACACGAGCTTCGCCGCGTAGGCGCGCAAAGCGGCGGATGCAGCCTTGAACACGTTCGTGTACAACCCGCACAACCGTTTGAGCAGCTCAGGGTCAAGGTCGATACCCGGAAGGAACAGTTTCAGCTCTTCCACTGTTATCTTCGCCACGTCGGCTCCTTTCCACTGCAGGAAACCCCGCCCCTTGTGAGGGCGGGGTTTCCATCCTTGTCGGGTATCGTTATCAGGCGCCCGCACCGCTGGAGGCCAGAGTGCCCTCCGGGGCGATGAAAGCGGACTTTACGAGATGACGGATCTTCGTCCGGTACGCATCGTTATCGAAGGAGCCGTCCAGCTCGGAGCTGTTCGTAGTCTTCTCAACGAAGATCTTCGGAGCGGTCTCGCCCTCAAGGAACACGTTCACGATGTTCTTGCGGGGCATCGAGTTCTTCGGGGGCAGAAGGAACCAGCACTTGTCGGCGTAGTCGCCGGCGATAAGCGCAAGCTCGGGCACCTCGAAGACATTCGCGACCTTACCGGACACCGTGTTACCCATCACCTGGGTCTCGGTGCCGTTCTGGCGGCGGATCTCGACGACCTTCATGATCTGTTCGGCGCGGCTGGCGAGAGCCGGGGGCACGATCAGGTTGAACTTCGTCGGCATGATGATCCGGCGGCCGTTGTACTTGGTGGTTGCCAGCTGTGCGAAAGCCTTCTCCAGTGCCTCGATGCTCAGCTCGGGGTTACCGGCCAGAACATTCTTGTTGGCGGCCTTGAAGTTGGTTGTGTTCAGTCCGGTGGGCTGAACCAGCTGCAGGGCGGCCTCGATCGACTCCTGGTTAGCCGCACGACGGCCGAGTTCCTTCGTGATCCGAGGAATCAGGCCCCAGTCGGCGCCGTACCGCTTCAGCGTCTCCCAGGAAAGCGGGATCTGGACACCGGCCTTAGCCAGCTTCAGCTTAAACTGCTCTGCCTTCAGGCCGAGGATCGGGTATTCGCCGAGCTCGCCGACAGCGGGCAAGCCCTGTGCGACATAGCCCTTACCGTCCTTGCGCACGGGGATATTGTCGTCGGTGAAGTCGAAGCTGAAGTAGGGAACAGTCTCGAAGTCGGGGGTTTCAAGCGTGTCCGCCCATTCGCGCCAATTCGACGGAACCTGCTGGTACTCGCCCTGCATGATCTTGTTCATGGTCGGGCCGAGATTTACCGGGAGGTCAGAGGTCGAGATGGCCTCGCTCAGATCCTTACGAGCCGAATTGCGCACACGAATATCATCGGCGTGAAGCGCCTTGTGCAGAAGGATACCAGCCTTGTAGGCTTCCCTCGCGTTGATTGCCATGTAGATATCCTCCTTAGAGCCAAGCTTGGGTCAGCTTGACAGCGTACTTGGTCGAGGCACTCGACAGCGGGTTGAGCACGAAGCCCACCACGATCTTCCCCTTCGGGTCGGCCGCGACCTCGGGCTTGGCCGCCTTGCCGGTTTCGGTGGCGCCGTCGATCGTGACGATGTCCCCGGCCTTGATGGATCCGTCCAGTCCGAGGTGTGCGATGCCCTCGAAGGCGAGCGTCGAATAGAAGTTATTGTCTTCCTTAGGCGTGGCAGACGTGAGGGCGACAGCCCCGACCTTGCCGACGGCGACGACATCGCCAGACTTGACAGCGGCGTCAACCTGGACTTCGTAGGTGTCCCCGCCTTTGACGTGATTCTGTGCCATGTGCGTATCCTCCTTACCAGGTCAGCTTGGCGAATTCGGCTTCGAAGTCGTCGGAGCTCTTACCGGAGGGCACGTGCTCGGGGGCGAAGCCGCCCGACAGGCTCTCGCGGATAGACTCGACGAGCTTAGTTTCACGGTCCAGGATCGCCTTCGCGTCATAGCCGCGGGCGATAGCCTCGGCAACCCGCACACGGGAAACCTCGGGGAGATCGGAGTCGGTGAGAGCAAGGATGGCCTCCTTAGCCTTCTTGGCCTTATCCTCCTCTTCCTCCTTGGCCTTCTTGGCGTCCTCTTCGTCCTCTTCGTCCTTCTTCTTGGCCTTATCGGCGAGAGCTTCGACGAGAGCGGAGAGCTTGGTGTCCAGGGCTTCGAGAGCTTCCTTGAACTCAGTGTCCATTCTCTTCCTTTCGGAATTGTGATTGTTGCTGCTACCCATAATAGCATTTCTTTTTTTGAACGATTCCAGTGCCTCGACGAGGCGGCCACCAGCGCCGGGAACTGTGACGAAATCCACGGAATTGACGGGCGACGGTATGAACGACTCTATCACAGGCGGAACGTCTTCGGCCATGACCACGTCGTCGGTCTGCGCCAATTGGGCACCACAGTGGATGGACACACCGATGATATCCGACACCTGTTCAATAAACGGCGCCCATTGCTCCAAAACCTCGATCGTGGCATACATCCCGGGTTCGGGGCTGTCACTCCAGTAGGGTGTTTCAGCGATCGCGGCGGCAAGTTTCGTCAGAGTCCCTTCGGGACGGTCCCATTGTTCTGACTCAGACGCATGATCGATATACATATGCGTCCCAATCGGGAAGGCCTCAGCGAAGCTGCCCTGCAGCGCCTCTTTGGTGTATATACCAGTCGACCCCACCCCCTCGGCGATAAGGCGCACAAGCCACTTACGGGTGCCTTTGATGGGCTTGAGAACGCTAGTAGTCGTGCTCTCTTTGATTTCAGTTTTCATCTTCGGTATCTCCTTGGTTGAAGCCGCCTGGAACGGCTCCCTGGTTGCCCTGGCGTGCCACTGGGTCGTGCACAGCATCGCCGTCGTCTCCACCTGACACATTACCACTCTTCAGAAAATCGTTCGGCTCCGGAAGCTCGTCGCCGTGGATATCGGGCACAGCGAGCAGATTGAGCACAGCCTGACGGTACTCGTCTTGGTGGATGGCCCCCGTCGACATAGACGTAGCGAGCGACTGCAATGCCCTATAGGTGGGATCCTGCTCGATCGACGGGAACTTGATGTCCACATCCTTCACCGACGGATCAACGTCCATCATCACCTGCTTGAAGAAATCCCTCCATTTGCGCTGCTCCAGCTTGAAGCCGTTGATCGTCGGCCTGTCCAGCGTCGTCGCAGCCCCGTAGGAGCCGCCCGTCGCGCCGGGGGATGACAACAGCGCGATGACCGGAATTCCGAACGACGCAGCTACCAGTGCAGCCAACGGTTGGCCATTCCCGTAGTTCACTTGTGCGCTGGGGACGCCCACGCCGGCAAGTGACTGGTTCGGCCCAAGGCTCGCCGTGGCACCCACCACGTCGCCGCGGTTCGAAATCTCCACGGCGGACTGGCGCTTGCCCTGGTTGTTGCTGTTGACGATCGCCCATGCGATCTTCGACAGCGCCTTCGACAGTCTGGCGCTGTCCCGCAGATACCCCGAGTAGGCGACGCTCCACAACGCCGCAGCCAACGAATCCGGCACCCCGAACGCATGCCCCGCATGCCTGCCCGACGACAGAATGTACACGACGTAGTTGCCGTTCACTTCGTAGGCTGTGTTCGGCGGCTTCCTCAATCGCTGTACGCTCCGCCTATACTCGGCCGTCGGGAACCACTGACTGATCGTGTTCTGCCCGTCCGGGGTCCATGTGCGACGCACATACTTCACGACGGACGAATCGAACGAATCCCGGACGATTTCCTCGATCTCCTCCACGGGCACCAGCGTCAGCTTGTCAGTATGCACCTCACGGAACAGGAACACGTTCCCCGCACAGAACCTTTCCAAGTTCAGGCTCTCCATCGCCGAAGCGGAGAACAGCGTCCTCTGCGCCGACTCCGACTTGATGAACTTGTCAAGCTTCGCAGAGGTGTCGCTGAACACCAGATCGTCCCCGAAGATGTAACTCGTTCTCAGCTGTGCGCCGCGCTTGTGCAGCGGGTGATCCCGAGCCATGTCCCTCAGGCCGCGCACAACCTCATGGATGAAAGCCAGCGTCAAGCCCTTGTCGTCGGCGTAGCTGACCCAGTTGGCCCCCTCGTCAAGGAGGTAGGACCTCTGCGCCTCGTTGATGAACGCAATACCCTCGTCGCTAAACGAGTATGCGGTTGAATCCAAAACTCTCCCCCATTTCCATTAGGTAGCCGTCTTCGTCATCGTCCATCATGTCCCCCGCGTCGGAGAACACAGTCTCCTGCTGGACGGCGTCCCGTATGTTCTGGTCTGTTATCGCAGCATACACTGCCGCGTCGGCTAAGTCGGGCGACTTGCCTACGTCCTTCTTCAACTTGTCTTTCGAGTCTAGGACAAGTCCGCCGGACATCGTATTATACGAGTAGCCGACGGACAGCAGCTCGTCGTGCAGGTCGATATCCAACGGGTCCAGATCCAACTCACCTGTGCGGCACCTGTACCGGAACGAATCCCACATGTAGGATCTGTAGTTGTGCCACCTGCCCCTGTCGGGGCTCGACATGGAGCCTCGCACAGCCAGAATGTCGTACGTCCGGGTCGCATATGAGTTGAGTATGTCGAACATGCCGCCTCCGATCCCGTCGCAGTCGATCGCCACAGCGTGGGCGCCCTCGCGCAGGGCCAGGTCGTGCACCCGCTGTGCGCTGTGCACCAGGTCTGTCTTCGCCCAGGAATCCACGAAGCGCACAACCCCGTTCACGCACAGGTATACGACGGAGCGGTCCGCGCCGAACCGAGCCACGTCCACACCCAACACGGGCCGACCGATCCGCTCCCTCTCCGTCAAGCAGGCCGTCTCAACATCTCCTGGCAGGATCAGCGAGTCCTCGATGTCAAAAGCGAACTCGCCCAGCACACGGGCCTTAAACCTCGCGCTGTCCTCTCCGTACTCCAGTTTCTTCTGCTCCACGTAGGACGGCCCGGTAAGCTTCTGCAACACCTTCGGAGGCATAGGCTCGCCTGTGAAGTTCGGACTCTCCAGGACCGAGATGGACATGCGCTTCCAGTTCTCCATCTCCTCCTTGAATATCTTCCCCAGGTAACTCATCGGGTCCGTCGGGTTCGCGATCAGCACGCGCCTAGACGCCTCGTTCGTCGTAATGTTCGCCAGGGCGTCGATCAGTTCACCCGAGAGCCCGCAGGCCTCGTCGCCGATCGCCAACACGTCGCCGTGGATTCCCTGGAACGAGTTGCCGCCCAGGTTGTCCGGCGGCTTCCTGCCGCGCCCCAGAGGTAGCTTCGTCACATCGTCCTTCCATTGGACGTCCATCGTGATGCGCCCCGGCAGCTTATGATCGATCAGCCCCTCGTCGAAACGTCGTTCAACGATATCCTTCAACTGCATCACCTCGCGCCACAGCACATCCTGCACCTGCGCCATCGACGGAGCCGTTGAGATCACATAGCAATGCGGGTAGCGGGTGTCCACCCACCAGCAAATCAGCACAGCCATAAGTCGGGACTTCCCAACGCCGTGGCCCGCCTTCACCGCCGTCGAGTTATTGTCCACCACGGCACGGGCGATCTCCCGCTGTTTGCTCCACAGCGTGCCCTCGTCCGTGCCCAGCATGTATTCGGCCCAGCCCACGGGATCCGACTTGAAGTTGTCCTGCCGCCTGTGCGCCTTCACGGTTGCGATAGCGCTCTCGACGGCGCTAGCTTTGACTAGCATGGGCCTCCTTCAGCGCCTGATAGAACACCTCGTCCATCGCCTCCGGGTCGAGCAGCTCCCCATTCTTGTAGGCCGCGACTATCCGTGTGCGCACACGCTCCCAGGCGTCCTCCACCAGGTCGAGGATCAGCCGAGTCTGCTGCTTCGTCACCCGCGCCTCTTCCTCGTCGTTGTACTCCTTCACCTTGTCCAAGCGGTCCCCGAGCTGCTTCAGGACGCTGTTGACAGCCTCGATGTGCCGGGCGGCTATCTCATCCGACTCGAAACACTTCTCCAGGAAGTTGAAGGCCCGGGTCTTCAAGTCGTACATGTCGGCGATCAGCATCTGTTGGCGTTCGAGGTTCGTCCACACGTCGTTGCGCTTCAGCAGGGAGCGCACACGGGCAAGGCACGTCTCCGCCGGCAGGCCGAGCTCCTCGGACATCTCAGAGGGGCTGGCCCCCGCCTGTGCGAGGGTGAGCAGCCTCCTGTCGTCCATCGCAAGCTCGCCGGTCGACTTTTGGATAGCGAAGCGATCCCGGTCGTTCTTCACCAGCTCCTTGGATGCAGTCTTGGTCTGAGCCGGCTTCTTTTTCGTCATTTTCTTAGGCGCGGCCATCGCAGCCCCTGTACCGGATCACCACCGGCGCCTCCAGCGGGTCGCACACCTTCACGGTAGGCCGCTCAGCCATGGTGTGTATGGTTACGCAGAACGTTCCGCCCTCTGTACACAGCGACGTGACCTTCGTCTCCGTTGCGTTGGCGAACACCGTCAGGTACACGGCCTTCACGCCCTTAGCCAGCGCAACGTCCAGGTCGAGGTTGGGCAGCGTACCGCTAAGCGTCGCAATCGACCCGTTAGTAGTGGCTAAGCGGCTCGTCTGAACGTCGATTCTCATGAAACTCCCTCTCTAGTCAGGCTTAAGAGGAATGTTACCACGCGCACAGTAGACCCCGCCGGGGCATAGCGCTCACCCGGCGGGGTCCTGAGAGAAAGGAGCTTACCTGAACACCTTAACATACTTCTGCAGCCGGCGTCTAGGCCCCGCCATATGGTCGTACAGCAGAACCCAGCGGTCGTCCAGCGTAGGCGCCCATGTGATACTGTCCTGTGCGGTAATCGGCTGGATCTCGTCGTCAACTGCCAGCACGGATACGTAAGCGTCCAGCCTGAACGGTAGCCTGTCCAGGTCGTGGGCTGTAATGAACGCCTGGAACGTCTCGTGCCCGCCGATCACCCACGCTTCATCTCGACCCTCTGCGAGGGTCTGCTCTATAGCCGCGTAAGGGCTCGCCACGGCCTTAATCGATTTGGTCGACTTCATCGTCCGACTCAGCACGATGTTCGTCCTGTTAGGCAGTTTCTTGCTGCGTTGCGGCAGGGATTGTCGGGTCTTCCGGCCCATCACCACGGTCTTACCGGTAGTCATGTCCTTGAAATGCTGCAGATCCCCCCGATCGTGCCACGGCAGCTTCCCGTTGACCCCTATGACCCCAGACGTTGACTGCGCCCAGATGAAATGCACGTGAAACATTGTGTCTCTCCTCCCGTGTGCGGCGTATTGGCTGATATGAGGATTCTAGCAGTGCAAGGCTGGTGTGCGCAAACTTGACTTCCGCCCGTATGCGAGTTAAAGTCGGACCATCGAACTGTCGGACTAGAGAAAGGACTTCACATGCTTCTTTACTTCATCGCCGTCCCCGTCGCATTCCTCGTCGCACAGGGGTTCTGGACCCTTATCGCCTACATCGTCACATGGTGCGGCTTCCCCAAGGCCGGAGCCGTCGTCTTCTGGGTCTCCCTCGCCTTCTCATCCCTCGGCGCGATCTCCGCCCTCGCCGCCTTCGCATGGACCCAGCACCAGCTCAACCTCATCGCGGCTTGACAACGGCTCGTTCAGCGTGTACACTGGGTTCGCACAGTAACTCAACAGAGAGGGAAAACATGTTTTCATGGAATCTGATCGGCCGGATGTTCGCCGGGTGGTACGGAACCTGCCGCCTGTGGGGCCGGACCTGGATCTGCTAGTCACCCCGACCCGACGTGTAAACTGAAGACATAAAGACCCCCGACGTTTCCCGGAATGGGACGCGACGGGGGTCCTTCTTATGCTGTGCGTTACTTATTCGGCGTTGTCGCCAGGAACGGCACCACCTTGTGGAGGAAGCGGTCCACGGGCTTAGTATTGAGCAGCCACTGTGCGCAAACCGTCACCAGCCCCCACACGGCCGCCGTGATCGTGTCCGCCAGGTCGGCTGGCAGCGTCAGCCCGACCTTCGCGGCGAATGCCGCTAGCACGCCAACCAAGGACACCACGAACGTCCGGATGATCGACCGCGCCTTGTGCTGAATCTGCGTCGGCACGAGCTCGTCGAAATGGTAGGCGTTCTTGCGGCCGGGGTCCGCCAGGCCGCCGTCCCCCTGGGGCAGGCCGCCCGTCTCCACGGTGTGCGCAGCCGCGGCGAACGCCGCTGCCTTCTGCTCGTCTGTCAGCGTGGGGGTGTCCAGGTGCTTGGGTCCTGCGGGCGTGGGTAGGGCGCTCTCGCTCACTTCGCATCACCCTTCTTTACATCTTTCAGCGTGTTCTGGATATCGTTCAGCTTGTTGATCGTCTCCTCAAGCGCGGCGTGGCTCGCAGCCGGGTAGCCGAAGCCGTAGCCCGGCACAGTTAGGTCGGTGGCGATCCTGTTCACAGTCGCCGTCATAGACTCCACGGCCTGCGTCAGGTTGGCCGCAATCTCCTTCAGCTCCGCGATAGAGTTCTGCGTCGCCTGAGGGTAGCCGAAACCCTGGCTCGGCACCTTGATGTTCTCATACAGCCAGCTGAGCATGTTGTGCTCGTCGGGTGTCAAATCGTCTCCTCGGGTAGTGTTGCCATCTTGGTTGTCTGTTGCATCGCCGATATAGCGCTTGACGATGATGATCGTCGCCGAGCCCGTCAGGGACCGGTCCGACAGCGAATGCAGCCTCGGGCCCCTGCCCGGGCCCCCGTGCCCCCACGTGTACATGCCCCCGGCGTAGAGCTCCACGTGGCTGATCCGCCCCGCGAAAGCACCAGAATGCCAGCCCATGCAAATGATGTCGGCCGGCTTCATGTCGCTTAGGGGTAGGTCCCGCCAACTCGTCGCCGATGCCACAGTATACGCGTCCGGGTCCGACGCTATGTTGAAACTCCGCTCGCCTATCTCTATGCCGGCGCACTGCCTGTAGGCCTGCGCTATGGTGCTGGAGCAGTCCCCCCAGCCGTAGCGCTCCGGGTCTTTGCGGCGGTAGTCGTTCGTGTAGCCGAAGTCACCGTCGTGCTTTGCCATCCACGCCACAATGGCGTTGCGCTGCACGTCAGCCTGCGTCATCCGTCTCCTTCCTACTATTGAGAAGAGCCTTCACCTCAGTATACGGCACGAAAGCGGCCCTATCAGGGCGTGGGCTGTGCGCCGGGATCTTCCGTCGCTTCGCAAAGTCATAGCCCTCCCCTTGCTCAAGGCGCACAGCGGGTGAATCACGGTGGGGCAAATGGAACTCCACCCAGCCGTCGTCCACGTGGCGCACAGCGAAAGGGTAGCCGCGCAGAAGCGGGCCGTCGTTGCCCGGCACGGTGCGCCACACCGCGTCGATCAGGGACTGCAGCGCGTCCAGTTGAGCGTTGAACTCCTCGATCTCGTCGTTCGCCTCGCCCCGCGATATCGCTGCCCCGTCCCGCGTTGGAAACGGCGGGTTGAAGCCGCACAGCGACCGGGATGCCGGCCGGTAGCGTTCCTCGAACACCGCGGCGGCCCGGTTGTCCAGAGGCATCTTCCCCGGTTCCCGCTTAGTGTAGGCCGTGTAAGCGTCCTCAGCTGCGTATGTGAAATCCGCTGTTCTATCATGGTAGCTCTCTTCCATGGCTAGAACCATACCACCCCCTGAGGCGGGTAGCCCGTCGCGTGCAGGGTCAGCGGGTCGTAGTCAGCCGGAGATGGTCGAAGCTGGGGTCGCTTGGGCGTCGCATGCCACATCGATGTGAAGCGCACACGGGCATCCTCGGCGTAGAACGCCGGAATGTGCGGGGGTAGAGGACGTTCGGCGTCGATTACGGTGGTCAGTAGCTGGCTCTCCACGAAAATGTGGAAAATGTTCTTGGAGGGGGCAAGGCGGTTCTTGTTGCCGTCCTCGGAGTTGCGGTTAGCCGGGATAAGGTCGTTTTCCAGCTGCGCGGGGGTAGTCCCCAGCGGGTATTCATGGCAGGCCTTGATGAGGACAGAGTACGGGTTGACACTCGCTTCGTCTGCGTTGTTGCTTTCCGTGTTGTGCGGTGGGAACTTGCGCGGGTCTTTTGCGTCGTTTGACTTCAGGAAGCGCTGACCACCCTTATAGGAGGGGTCTTGCTTCGACACCTCCCAGCCGTTGGGCTTGAGGGTGAGGGCATAGAAGCGGAAGTTCGAGTTGGAAGTCGGGCTAGGGTCGTAGGGGTGCGTCGGGTCCGGGCTGAAGCACCACAGCAGCCAGCCCACCTCCCACGGGTTCGGCTCGCTGGTGGGGTTGTCAGGGGTCGGCGGGGTGTTGTCTTTGTTACGTAGTTGGGCTGTGGTGACGATATTCGCCGACAGGCTATACACCACCTGTAGGCGGTTATGCTTGAGTGGGTCAAGGTCCGTGGAGGGGACGGGCACCCGTTCGATTTTGAGCAGGGGTGTGAGGGCCGGAATAGGCGCCGCCAGAGAGGCCGCTGTAGCGCCCAGCGGCTGATCGGGGTTGGGTTTGGGGGGCGTCGGAGGTGTCAGGAGGAGCGTCGAGTCGTAGGGGGGTGTCGGGTTAGGCGTTATCGTCGCCTCGTTGTAGATCTTCCGTATGCGCACAAGGGGGTGCTGCGGGGGCCGTGGTCTTGTCATGCCACGATTTTATCTCGCCCTCATGTCTGCGCACAGCAGTCTGGATGTCATCCAACTGCCCTGTGTGCATGTGCACGAGGTCCGTCAAGACTTTGGTGTTGTTCTCTATGCGGTCTATCGCATCCCGTAAGGAACTCCCATGGTTGTTTTCCATGTCTTGTTTGACGCTAAGGACTTTCCTATTGGTCTTAAGCGACGTGTAGAGAGTCGCAATAGCGGTTATAAGGGCGCCTAAGCCTACTGCTGGCGCCCCTAAGAGGTGGTCGAAGATGAGGATTATATCGTGCACGGGTCTTATTATAGCGATCATACCGGGGTATGATTTCCAGTAGCAGAAAATAGCGATTAATATATGCGGTTGGGTCCCCCCATGAAAGTCGACCCACCCC